TTATCTGAGCCGCAGTTTTACCAAAGTATTGATGTAGTTTCATTTTTCTTCCTCATTTAACACGGATGGGCACTACCCGCAAAACCTTACCAGTGCTGGAAGTGCTGTATTTTTAAATATTTTCAGGCATTCTTACTTCCATTTCTGATTCGCTCATTTTTGCCGCCCTTTTTAAAATAGTTTCTGCTGTTGCTGGCTTTTTATTACTCGCTCGACCGCAGCATTAAAATAATCTTCGTCTTTTTCAATACAGGTTATTTCAAATCCCATGTTTAAAGCTGCGATAACGCTACTCATTGAACCGCCGTGTGTGTCCAGGATCGTCTGCCCTGGTTTGGCGTAGTTTGCATAAATCCATTCGTAAAGCTTTACTGGCTTTTGTGTGGGGTGTATTTTTCCCTTCTCATCTTGCACAGATTTTCTAAATATTTTATTTGCACCGTCGAATGACGTCCAAGCATAATCAAACATTCCAAAACTTAATGCTTCTGGCTGCATTTTGTCCCATATAATACAGTGCTTATTCGCTGGCAAAGCATAGTAATTACCACCCCAAATTACTGATTGTTTTGATACTCTGAATAAATCAACAAAATAATTATCACCTATTGGCTTGTCATCCCACGCCTTAGGTTTTAATCCTTTATCAGTCACAAGCCTTGCGCTTTTGCCTATTCCTATTCCAAATTCTGGATCAACAACAGCCAAATCAAAACACTTATCCGGTAAATCCTTCATAAATTCCTCGCAATCACCGTGTATCAGCGTTGCTGTGCCTATCTTGATTTGTTTCATTGTTTTTCTAATCGCTGCTTTGCAATAGCAATGGCCTGATTTAACATTCTTACTTCCATTTCTGATTCGCTCATTTTTGCCGCCCTTTTTAAAATAGTTTCTGCTGTTGCTGGCTTTTGATTACACGCTCGACCGCAGCGTTAAAATAATCCTCATCCTTCTCGATACAGGTTATTTCAAAACCCATGTTTAACGCTGCGATAACGCTACTCATTGAACCGCCGTGTGTGTCCAGGATCGTCTGCCCTGGCTTGGCGTAGTTTGCTAAAATCCATTCGTAGAGTTTTACGGGTTTTTGGGTGGGATGAAAACGGTTTAAATCTTGTGATGACCCATAAAATATTTTTGCTGGTCGATCAAATGAGGACCATAGAAATTCCCAGCTCGAAAGGGTTGGCATAGTCTGTTTCTTATCCCATGCTATACATCCTCGTGAAGATGGCAGGTTTTCAAGAAAATAGTTAGCTCCGCAAATAACTTGATTTTTTGAAACTCTAAATAATTTCATAAAAAATATAGCATCTGGCTTGATGTCCCACTTAGAAGAATTCCTGTATAGAAAAGACATAGGAGTGTTCTTAAACTTTCCTCCGCCGTCGGATAGCCTATTTCCCAATCCATACGGTGGATCAACCACCGCCAAATCAAAACACTTATCCGGTAAATCCTTCATAAATTCCTCGCAATCGCCGTGTATTAGTGTTGCTGTGCCTATCTTGATTTGTTTCATTGTTTTTCTAATTTTCCCGCCATTGACAAATAACAACGTTCTGCTTCCTGGTAGTTCGTCCTGCACCTTTCTTTTTCAAACTCCAATTCATCACCTGTTACGCCGTAAGCATCCATAAATTCTTCAAAGTCATTCGCCATTTTTAACTCAATCTTAAACTTAAAAAGAACCCGACCAACAAAGACCGGGTTTAAATGGGCGCGTGACATTATTTAACGCGCCCCAGAAGTTCATTTATTCCACTCATTCAACAGATCAATTCTCAATCGCTGCATCGCTTCAGATCCTCTTTTTTTCTCGATTCCGGCCAGGTATTCTTTGATCTGCTCTTTTGTGCCGAATCGCCGCAACACTTCCCGTATCTCTGTTTCGTGCCGGTGCCGCTCGGTGTACGTCAGCGCCGGTGAGTCTGAGCATTGATCGCAGTGGCATGTCACGCAATCATTTCCTGTTCTGCCATTGAACACAGAAAATCACACTCTGGAGCAATTGGCTGTGTAACTGAATGACCTGCTGGTATCTCATCAATAAAAATCCTTTCTCCGTTTAACCTGGCAAGCCTCACGCCCAATTCTCTGGATATCTTCGCCATACGCCAAAATTCAGCAGGGAAATATAGCCTCACTAATGCCCAGTAAGCCGCAGAAGTAGCCTTTACGCATGGAATGCAGTTCCCATTAGGGAATCCCATTGCGTAAGTTCTTGGCTCTTTTATGCCAAACGTTTTAAGCATAGCCAAACATGCTGCCTTAGTAATACCTCTATCAATCAGTGGCGTTTCAATTATCAAATCAGGCCAGTTTTCCTTTAACGCATCTGCTCTTGATACATCATTGGAATCTGCTGTGTAACCAAAAACGTGAATATCTCCAGGTCGTTGAAATTTTAATCTAGGTTTTACTTTCAACTCTCCAGTGCACGGTGCCCCGGTTATCCCAGCAAGATATTTACGTTTTTCCCAAACTTCCCACGTACTATTGAATTCTGGATTTTTTAGAATGGTTATTTCTTTTTCAAACCATATTTCACAATCAGACATGAACCGCTTATTATCTGAATCCTCGCTGCCAGTTTCGCAGTAAGCAATTACGTCCGGATTCGATAGTTTGGTCGCTATGGCCGATGCTGCTCCGCAACTGAACCAAGAGACTTTTCTATTCATATCAATTTCTCCGCAGTGGCAAGGCATGAGCTTTCATTCCACCCTATTCATTTGCTTAGAATCTCAGCGCCTTTTTCATACTTGCTATTTTCATCCTCGCACATGCTTAAAAATCCAATGTAATCCTCGGCAGTCCTTGTCTCAAACATTGAATCGCCATCTAATGCAAATGACAATCCTTCTTTTCCGCAATCATTTTCCCAAACGAACCAATTAATTCCTTCTTTTGAATCGCCGATTTCTTTTGCGACCATCGTGATGTAATCATTGAAAAGCCGGTCGAATACCTGGTAGTGATAGTCGCCGTTTCCTAAACATCCAGGGGTTCCGCCAAATAAATCAATGAATTTTTCGCTAAAAACATCCATGTCTCGCTTGTGCTTGATGAGCTGGTTGATTAACTCAACTTTTTCTAAACTTGTTAATTCAGTCATTACAAATTCCCTTGTGTGTGATCATGCGCACTCCCCGCAAACCCTTGCCAGTGTTGGAAGTGTTGTGTTTTTTAATAACGAACAATCTTTTTATCCAGGATCAAGTGAATCTCGGCAAACCGTTTTTTCGCTTCTTCGGGTGAAACTGAGATTTTTCCGGGCGATGGCAAAGCGGTTAACCTGGCTGGGACAGCAGATGGAAGCGTTCCGGATATAACATCCTCAATCGCCTTATCCAAAGCATCTTTCCATCTGATTTTTATCGACTGATACGGGTTATTTTTCAAGTAACTGCCGAGCTTTGTCGCAGCCCAGAAAATAGCCGGATTGCTCCATCGATCTTTACCGCTATCGCGCAACCGCATTTGCTCTATCGCTTCCAGAAATGCGCGTTCGTAGTCCAATGATGGACGGCAGGCTTTCACAAATTCCGGGAATGATGGTGGCCAGTCGTACATCGCCACACACCGTTTCAAACCTTGCTTCACTTCATCGAATGTTATTCCCTGCTCATCCAATTCTTCGCCCCAGCATTGCTTCAATAAATCGATGTGTGTCGGCGATTCAAACTGATCTCTCCACCGTTTCGGATAAAAAAAATCAAGTTTCTCGAACAGGTAATCGATCGGTTTTTTCCCTTTAAACCTCGGGGATGTTGTTAACCAGATGACCTTCGATCGTTCTGCCGTCGTCATCGAATTGCTCTCGCCTGTTTCCATAGCCGTCGCCTCCATGGGTGTAATCAAAATAACTGAATTTCTTACATTTTTTATCGCCATACGGTGATGCCCTTGCTGGCGGTGATTGCGATTTCATGTACCACTCCGCCTTGAATCCAGTCCATCCGCGTGCGCAGCATTCGATCAAAGCGGTTTCAAGATCGATGCCCGCTTTTGTTGCTTCGTTGCGAATTGCGGTTATCGCACGCTCGGTGATTGGCGCTTTTTTCGCCAGTCTGAGTTTTTTAAAATCGGATTTCGTTTGTTCGGTGACATCAAAAAGAAAATCGGATAAATCTGATTTTTTCTCTAATGGTGGTTTATTGGTGGTTATATGGTGGTTAATGGTGGTTCGGGTGTCATGGGTGCTAGGGGTCTCGCGCATGGGTGCTAGGGGTCGTGCGCACCCATGCAAGGGGTCTCGCGCATCCATGCTAGGGGTCGCATCCATGCTAGGGGTGGCATCCATGCCAGGGGTACGGGTAGCACTGGTGCTAGGGGTACGGCTCCCATCCACGGGAGGGGTACGGGTAGCACCCGTGCCAGGGGTTCCTAACTTTTCTAAATTCAGTTTGTAATGTCGTGATTGACCTGGATTCCCGCCGTCATGATTAGCTATTACGGTTAAATAACCTTCATTGATAAAACCATGAATAATTCTGCGTGCCTGTGATTCGCTCACATTGATTTTATTTGCAATGCCGGAAATTGACGGATGAAGGCTCCCGCCTTGGTCATTACACCAATCCGCGAGAGCCAACATGGCAAGTTTTTCACTGCCGCCACGTTTGAAATTATCCCAAACGAGCGTCATTACTTTTACGCTCATTTTTTAATGACGTCTCCTGAATCCAGCAGAGGCACTTCGCTGGTACAGATTCTTTCCCCATCCGCAACAAACCACTCTGGGGATATTGAGACTGGACACAGCAAGTGAGCAGCACTCGGTGCTTGTGGATCGTAAAACATTGCTTCTCCAGTCGGAGGTCCTAGCAAAACATGCTCAGGAGCCATTGCATATCCTTTTTTTGATTTGTTGGTGCTACCCACATTACGCACCCGAATTACCCGCTGAGCGCTCAGCTTTGGTAGTGAGTTGGCTCGGCTTTTCCAGCATTACTGCAACACCAACAAGGATTGATACTTATGGTGTATTTGTGTTGCGTTACCCGGGATACCAAACCTGATCTTGAGAACCGATTTTAAGTATCAATCCTTGTTAGCCCAGTCTTTCCTGGGTGTCATGTTGATTGCGGAAGGCTCTAAGCTCGAATCCAGCGGTTCCATAACACACGCCCTCAGTGCGCCAGTGTGTCCAGCATAACCAACAAGTGATAAGCACTACCCCCGCACATCTGGCTCACGTAGCAGCGTGTCCATGGGTGACCCATCTGCAAATGCAATAGTGCTTATCCTTCTTGGATAAAGTGAGAATCATCCGGCTACGCTCCATAGAACGCTGATTCTCTGCGGTACATTCATAACAAGTAGGAGGCTGTATGAATTGTTGATCATTTGTCTGCCATTGATTTTGTTAAAATTTTTTTATGTTGTTCAATTCTTTCTAACACTTTATAAATATCGTGACTAAGATCAACAATAGTAACTTCACCTCCGGTAATTTCCTGAATAGCTACTCGATATTCAGGGGGAACAGTTGGCGTTCCAGATGGATGATTAAGCCACTTCCAAACGTGCTGCTGTCTTATCACTTTGTCTTCGCGACCGTTCTTAAAGAACCAATCAGTGATCCGCCTTGCAAGTTCGGATTGCCCGTTAACCAATTTAATTGTTTTTTCTAATGCATTCATAGGAGCAATAATACAACCATTGGTCGTGCATAGTCAACAAATGATGATTGCAGGGAAAAGTAATAGCATTTGCTGTATTGCGGTTTTTTTCGTTCCGAATCCGCTATGCCAAAAGTAGTAGCTGCGATAATCCCACAAATTACAATGGTTAGTTGTTGACATGCAAAACCATTAGTTGTAATATACTCACATCAACCAGCCGATCAGTGACCGGCTTAATTAAGGAGGTGTGAGAGTGATAAAGATATTTGATAAAGATGATAAAGAATTGTCGGCGCTGGAAGTTGATAGCCTGCGCGATGCCAACCTGAGCGGTGCCGACCTGAGCTATGCAGACCTGTGCCGTGCCAACCTGAGCGGGGCAGACCTGCGCGGTGCCAACCTGAGCGATGCCGACCTGAGCTATACCGACATAGTAATAATCACATGGGCGCATTGGACAACATACATAACTCCAGGACATATCAGGATCGGATGCCAATCCCACTCCATTGATGAGTGGAGGAGCTTCACGGACGGAGAGATCGCTGACATGGATTCAAAAGCGCTTGATTTCTGGAACCAAAACAAAGAATTGATAATTGGATTGTGCGAAAGATTCCAAATTAAAGAAGGAGATTGACGTGAATAATTTGGCAGTGAAGATAAACAGGCCAGCAGTCTACGATTTCACGTGGCAGCAAGCCGTGAATAAGCTGGTTTTGTTAGGAGAGGACAAGGGGATCTGCAACATGATTGCGGCATCACCGAAAGCAATCGAGGAAATGGAAGCAAATTCGATTGAAACGAGCGGTGAGTCTCACTACGAAACTGAGTTATCAAAAAACCGGCATTTCGCGATTGAAGTGCTGGATCGGGTAATGAACTGCCTTGATCTGGATGAGGAAACGGGCACTAGATTCGACCGGATTGAGCATATTTCCATGCTGATCGAATCACTGAATGAACTTAAAGCGAGGATTTAAAAATGTACAAAAACGCTGGGATAAAAAGCAAGAAAGAGGCCGCGCAGCGGTTGATTGATGGTGAGGTGTTTTATTCGCCCATAAGCCAAAGTGAAATTAAATTCGTTCCTAGTAGGACGCAGCCATTCAGGTACGTAGAGAGCAGGAACGTAGATAATTGTTTAGATATGGCATGGGACACATTCGCTGACTGGAAGGTAAAAGTCGACTGGCGCGAGAACATCGGTGAGGGTGTTTTGTGCTGGGTGTGGGATGACGATTCTGAGAAGCGCAAGCGAATTGCGGTTGTGGTCGCATATCACAAGTATAGAGCTATCACAGAGAGGTTTGTTACCGATGATAACGTCGGGTCGTGGGCTAATGCAAAGCCTCTAACACCAGAAGAGGCCAAGAAGTTCATATTTGGGGAGCACAGATCATGAGAGATTTCAAAAATTACCAGGCGCAGGATGAAAGAATCGGTTCAAGGCTGGCTGTATTTGCCGGATTAGTCGCCCTGCTCGCTTTGCTCGGCTGGATGGGCGAGCGGGATCATCAGGCGCGGCTGGATCAGGTTTTACAAGCGGCGCAGTGCGGAGAGGTGCGGTTATGAGACGCTTAATTTATTGGCGATACTTTATGCGCTGCGGCTTCGGCCTTCTCCGGTCATGGGAACTGGCCGGTAACTTGATTGAGTCGATCAAGCGCGGCATGGTGCAATCATGAACGCCGTAGCCGAACGCATCACCCGCGACACTTACGAGCGGCACGTTGCTAGAGCAAGGGCATATATCGATGCGGAAGGATTATGTAACGAAATCGGCAGTGTCATCGAGGCGCTGCAAATCGAGAACGATTTGATTTCGGCTCTCGGAGATGAATATGAGCAATTGCCGATTTATCAAAATCGAGAGTACGCGATTCAGGTTTTGACTGCTGTCCAGAAGGCATTGGATTTGAATTATCAGAAGGCTGAAGGACACGTTCGCGAAGCAAGTCGATGCCTACTGATTGAAGAATTGGAGGGGTTATGAGATTGACCGCTTTTATTTTTGCCGCAGTGCTGACAGGATGCGCCACCGCTCCGCAAAACGGGCCAGTTGCTTTATCCACGTATGAGCCGGTCGTTGACATGTCGCGCTGTAAAAATTGCGATTACGCGAATGATCTTTACCAGTGCAAAGCAATTGCTGCAAATAACACCCGCTACATGGCAAGCGCTGCAACACAAGCAGCTGCTGGCGCTGCGATAGGCGCGATATTCGGAGCTATCCTGGGCCTCGATGTCGGGTTGCTTGCAGGAGCAGGTGCGGCTGGTGGTGCACTGGGAGGGCTTGGAAATGAGTCTCTTACAGTCAATCAGATGATAGCCCGATGTCTGGCCGGGCGCGGTTATGTGGTTTTGAGATAAGAGGAAATTTTGAATGATAAAAATCCTGAATAAAAACGGCATTGTAATTAGAGAGGTTAACGCCGACACTCTGCGCGGTGCAGACCTGTGCGGTGCAGACCTGAGCTATGCAGACCTGTGCCGTGCCAACCTGAGCGGTGCAGACCTGAGCTATGCAGACCTGTGCCGTGCCAACCTGAGCTATGCCAACCTGTGCGGCGCCAACCTGCGCGATGCCGACCTGTGCGGCGCAAACATGCGCGGTGCCAACCTAAGCGGCGTAGACATGTACGGTGCCGACCTGAGCGATGCCGATCTGTGCGGCGCAAACATGCGCGGTGCCAACCTGCGCGGTGCAGACCTGTGCGGTGCAGACCTGAGCTATGCAGACCTGTACCGTGCCAACCTGAGCGGCGCAAACATGCGCGGTGCCAACCTAAGCGGGGCAGACCTAAGCGGGGCAGACCTGCGCGGTGCCAACCTGAGCGATGCCGACCTGTGCGGCGCAAACATGCGCGGTGCCAACCTAAGCGGGGCAGACCTAAGCGGGGCAGACCTGCGCTATGCAGACCTGAGCGGTGCCAACCTGAGCGATGCCGACCTGAGCGGTGCCGACCTGCGCGGTGCCAACCTGCGCGGTGCCGACCTGTGCGGTGCAGACCTGATAATTATAACGTGGTCAAATTGGCCTACATACATTACGCCTGGACAAATCCGCATTGGCTGCCAATCGCACACTCTTGACGAGTGGCGTGCGTTTACAGATGAGCAGATCGCAGCGATGCACTACGACGCGCCCGCATTTTGGAAAGAGAACAAAAAATTGTTAATCGAGCTGTGCGAGCGGTTTGAGAAGGGTCAAAAATAAAATGACCATCAAAACAGAAAATCATATTGATGAAGTAGCTTTGGTGGCAAGGCAGGAACGGAAACGTGGGAAACACAGTTTTACGAAATATCAAATAAAGAGGTGAATTATGAGCGCCACAACCAACATTGAACCATCAATAACAGTCCGCGCATCATCGTGGGCAGGTCTGTTTGACTGCGCGTACCGCTGGGAAGGAATCCACCTGCTCGGCATGAAAAACACGGTCGGATTGCGTGCCGCGCTTGGTACGGCGATACACGCCGGCACCGCAGTATTCGATCAAGCGAAAATAACCGGCGACACGGTAACCGCTTCTGATGCGGCTGGCGTGCTGGTGGACAAGCTGCGCGATCCTGAGAATGAGTTTGACCCGGCAAAAGATGATTTATCAATGCAAGAAGCAGAAAGTACGGGGATAACACTGCTCACAAAGTATTGCGGCGAGGTATCGCCAACATACAACTTTATAGCTGTTGAGATGGAAACCGAACCGCTGGACATCGATTGCGGGGGCGGTGTTGTTGTGCGGCTCAAGGGCACTATGGACAGAGCCAGAATCAAGAAAACCACCGGCGGAGTTGGGATTGCCGATCTAAAAAGCGGCGGTATGGCAGTGCAAAAAGGTGTTGCCGTTACCAAAGGCCACGGCGCGCAGATCGGAACGTATGAATTGCTGTTCGAGCACACAACGGGAGAATCGATCACATCAGAGGCCGAAATCATCGGACTAAAAACCAAAGGGAAACCTGAGATCGCAACCGGCACCATCAGCAACGCCAAAAAAGTAATGACCGGCGACGAGGACAATCCTGGGTTGATTGAGTTCGCTGCGGATATGTTCCGCTCCGGAAGATTCTACCCTAATCCGAAGTCTTTGCTTTGTAGTGAGAAATATTGTCCTCGCTGGAACACATGCCACTTTAAAGGAGATTAAATTAAATGAATAAAACTACTCATCAATTATCAGAAATAAAGAAAACCGGAACGGTTTCCGGCACACAGCCGGATGTAGAGATAGATTTTTTTTCAAAAAACGGTTTTGATCTTGCCTGTCGCATCGCTAAGGCATTCGCCACTTCTGATGCGGTTCCAGAATCATTCAGGCAATTCAATGAGAAGAAAGAAAAAAACGGTGATATTACGTTCGTAGAAAATCCGGCCGCAATGGGGAATTGTTTAGTGGCTATTGAGGTATCCAAGTCGGTAGGTCTATCAATGGTAAGCGTAATGCAGAATGCTGATGTAATAAAAGGCAAACTCAGGTGGTCATCAAAGTTTCAGATAGCGGCAGTAAATGCTTCCGGTAGATTTTCGCCTCTCAAATTCAAACTAACCAATCTTGGGCGAATAAAAACCAAGTATAGAGAAAGGCAGGATTGGAACAAGGAACTCAAAAGATACAATTTTGTTGAGAATGAAGTAGAAATTGACAATTGGGAATGTATCGCATGGGCTTATGAATTAGATGAAAACGGCAGGATGACAAAAGAGATTGTCCAGTCAATTCCGGTAACCATGCAAATGGCCGTTGAGGAAGGATGGTATTCAAAAAATGAATCCAAATGGCAGGGTTCAATGCGTTTCCAGATGCTTCAATACCGTGCAGGAACTTTTTTTGCGTCGATATATGCACCCGATGTAATTATGGGCATGGGTAGAAGCTCTGAGGAAAGTGCCGACATAATCGATGTTCTTGAGCAAAAAGATGGATCTTTTTCCGCAAATTCCGCAAATAACGTAACGCTTCAGGATCTGAAATCATCCCCGGATGTTGGAAGCATATCGACTGATGGAGTCGATAGAGACACCGGTGAAATCACTGGAGAGCCTCAGCAAATCGAGCAAGATAAACCAGACATCAAGGCCGAGGAAATCCAAGCAAAGCAAAGCGCAGAACCATCACCTGCCGAGCGGGAGGCCATCAAACAGAAATTGATTGCCGAAGCCGAAGCCGAAAAAGCTGCCGGCGAAAAAAGATCCAGACAAAATTTCAGCGTGGAGTAATCGGTCATGCAACAACAATCTAATAGCTGGCTGGGCGCATTTGGCGTAATGGAAGCGCCAATAATTGAGCCAGAAGCTTCCAAGGCAAAGCGTCACGGAAATTGCTATTTCGAGAATAAATACAAGGAAACGCGGCAATTGAAGGCGGATATTCTCGAAAAGCTTAATAGCGGTATGGCTGGATGCATAAATGTTTTTAATGCGCTTTTGGAGGAGGAGAAAATACCCGCCAAGAATAATGGCGATCCGATGTCAATAAAGTCTTTTAGAGCGCATTACGGTAACACGGTGCGGACAAACCGCGTTGACACAATCAACTTACCGCGCGGCGTGAAGCAAAAGCAGATCGTTGACCTGTTTGACAGCGGAGTGTCGGAACCAGATATCTGGTTTGAACACGGTTTCGACAGGACTCACGTTTACAACACACTGATTATGTTCGGCAGAATCGAAAAAAGAGACGTATCGAACAGGTTCACTATAGGTTCGCGCCTCTGTGGGGAAGTAAACGAAATGCTTAAGACATCCAGTGACGTGAAATTTATATCACAAAAAACCGGCGCATCAGAAAAGTATGTTCGCAACATTAGATGTGTCAGAAGAAAAGCGGTTGAATTGCTAAACAAGGGCAAGTCTGCGGATGAGGTTAAAGTTTCACTAAAAAGAATCAGCAGGAATTACGCGCAGCACCTTGAAAAAGAGGTGAAAAGCTCATGAGCCAGCAAGTACAGGACATATTTGACGATGAAGTGGAATTCAAGGAATTGCTTGAATCCGCAAAGAATAATGCGGCCAACGACTGGGAGGAAAATTTCATAGCCGGGCAAATCGAAAAATTTGAGGAGTTCGGGCGCAGGATGTACCTATCAGATCTCCAGCTTGCACACATCAACCGGATCGCTGGCGATAAATAACCATCAATCTAAAACTAATACGGAGAAATAAATAATGAATAAAGAACAATCACCAGATTTTAGACAAATGACCGCCGACACGATTGGCAAAGACTTACTGAGCGCATTAGTTACTGAAATTCGATTGCTGCCGAATGTGTGGCAGAAATTGCCAAAGGCCAAGCAGGACGATGTGATTGAGCGGCTGCGCAAGCGTGTTGAAGATAACGTGACGATGGCGGTATTTACCATCGCTGCGCAAAACAGGACTGTTGTTGCTGGTTCTTTGGAGCAGATCACGATTAAAGATGGCGTCAAGGCGGTGATCAAATTCGGCGTCAAATCCCCAAATCTTGACGGGCTGTATGAAGCTGCAAGCGATGGAAATGATGTTCTCGTCGTTGTTGCTGGCGCAAAAGATTACATCGGCGGCATGGATGGGATTAAAGGCGATGAGGATCAACGCAACATCGATCTTGGGCACGAGTACCACGACAACGATGGCGGCGGGATGGATGGTGTGTCCGATGTTGATCCGGATACTGGGGAAATCAAAGGATTGCCGTCACCAGACCAGGTAAAACCAACTGTGGAAGAGATGCAGGAAGCATGGGATAACGGTTATCAGGCAGCCGAGGATGGCAAACCACAAAGCGATTGCCCAATCATTCGCAGTGAACTGGTTGTTGAATGGATTAAGGGCTGGAAGGCTTGGCATGAAGAACAATCGGATGATAAGGACGCTGCCTAATCATGAGCAAAGCAATAATTTTTGATACCGAAACCACCGGCATCACAGATCCTGAAATTATTGAGGCCGCATGGGTTGAGCCTCATTCCGCCGATGTGGGGGAAGTGAGCACCCCAAGCAACTACGAGTTGTATAGAGGAAAGTGCAAGGAAATGTCTGAGGCGCTTTGCGCTAATGACACAAGCCTGACGCTCGTGCGGGGATTTTATCATGATCCTTTTTATGGCAAGGATTGGAATGTATCGCCAGTATTGGCATACAAAAGAACATGGGAATTAATAAACGGCCAAGGATCGTGGGATTCCAATCCATTCTGTTGGGTTATTGAATTTAAGGTGATATCAAAATGACAAAGCAAACGATTGAAGTTGCGGGATTACCTGAGGGCTACAAAGTTATTGAAGCGCATGTAACCAGCAGCATAAGAGGGACAAATAGCAATGGTACTGCCCAGGTGTTTGCGTCTATTACTGTTGAAAAAATCCAGCCGAGCAGGATAGTGTTGGAAGAAATCAGTAAGGAAGAATATTACAGGTTATTTCATGATGAGCAATGTACTGAAATTTACAACCTACAAAGAAGTTATTGGAAACAAGTAAATGAAATTAAGGCGCTTCAATCATGAGAATCCAGAAAATATCATCATCAGGCACCATCGCTATCAGATCGGTTGATATCAACTGCAATACCCCTATCACTCTGATCTGCGCACATAACCGGGGCGGCAAAACATCACTGCGGGACGGAATCATTCATGCGTTTACCGGTGCGCATCCGAAAGAGAAGCTGAAAAAGAATTATCCGCTGCTGATCAATCGGAATGGCGGTAACAACGTAGGCTATACATACGTTGACTATGACGGCGGCAAACGCGCGTGCATCACTTTACCGAACGGAACTCACGAACTCACTGATCAACTACCAGCGGCGTTGCCGTTTGTGATTGATCCGGCATTGTTCGGCAGCATCACACCCGATGAACGCAGATCATTTCTGTTCGATCTCGGCAACCTGCGCAGCGATGGCGAAGAAGTTAAAAAGAAACTGGTAATTCGCGGCTACAGCACAAGCAGAATAGATGCTGTCATGCCGTTCCTGAAATCCAGTTTTGCTAATGCTCAGAAACACGCCGAAGAAAACGTAAAGCAGGCGCGCGCGAATTGGAAAGCTGTAACCGGTGAAGCCTACGGATCTCTGAAAGCGGAAGGATGGAAAGCGCCGGTACCGGCAATTGATCCGGATGCAAAAACAGCAGCCGAAAATGATCTGGCCGGAATTGACCGGGAATTGGCTGAAACAAATCAGGGGCTCGGGGCGTTGCAAGCGTTGATGAACGGTGTCAATCAAAAACAAGCGGAAATTAACCGGCTGACGGATATGGCCGGTAAAGAGGATCGTATCCGTCAAAAACTAGACATCGACCGGCATCAAGTTGAAGAGTGGACGGCAAAAGTAGAACAGGCGCGCAACCTTGCAATGGGATCAAAGCCCGGAGCCGTGGCTTGCGCATGTCCATCTTGCGGGACTGAACTTGTGTTTGACGGAAAAAAACTGATTGAGCGTGGAGGCGATCTGCACGGAGATGAAGAAACGGCCGTGAAATTACCAGAGTACGAAAACACGCTGAAGATGGTAAAAAATGCCGTGTCCAACGGTGAACGTGACCTTGCAGCAGCTACAGCAGCACGGGAGCAACTGGCGATGATTAATGGATCTGATGAAGCTGCGCCGTCAGAAGAAAAGGTCCAGGCCGTCAAAGAAAAAGCTGCATTGCTGCGCGCAAGCCGGGATCAGGCACAAAAGGCACTGGATAAAATAAACGCTGAAATCAAGATTGCGGCCGAAGCGGCGGTCAAAACTCAAAAGGCCGCAGAACATCACGCAGATGTTCAAGCCTGGGACGCAATTGCATCAGCACTGGCGCCGGATGGAATACCGGGTGAAATGTTGGGTGCGGCGTTAAAGCCGATCAATGACCGTATTGCTGTCAGTGTTCAACGGCTGAATTTTCCAGGCAATGTGAGAATTTCTGACGATATGACTATTATGGAGGATGACGAGAAGCTTTATGCGTTTGCATCGAAAGCGACAAAATTTCTCATTGATTCGGTGATTGCAGAGGCTGTCAGCTATGTATCCGGCATCAGGTTCTTTATGGTCGATGAGTTTGACTTGCTCGACCTACCAAGCCGCAGCAATTATCTGGGGTGGCTGATCGACCTCGCGGAAAACAAAGAAATCGACACGGCGATTATTTTTGGAACGCTGAAACAACCACCGACCAATCTGCCACCGGTCATATCCGTGCATTGGTTACAGAATGGCATCATTGCTGGCAATCAGATTGAGGAGGTTGCGGCATGAGCGCAATGAATGAGAACACCCAGTTGATTAGTGATTGGATAAAAAAAAGAAAATATCCGTTCACGACAAAAGAGGCGTTTGACGCAATTGATGAAATTTGTGACGTTAAAGAAGCTTCTGATGCACTTAGATTTTTGTATCAAAAGTCATTGATATCAAGAAAGCGTACTGATGGCGGTAAGTTTATTTATTGCAATATAAAACACGCGCCTGCGGGATTTGAAACGTTCTCTGATGCTGCGATTAAAAAACCAGTCAAACGTGATGTTGAGGTTGTTGAAGAAAAACAAGAAATCATAAATGGTGAGGATGAAATGAGAGCAAATAAGGTTGAAGAAACAGCAGATCAAATCCAAGTTGGCGGCGATTATGATAAAAATCAGGCAGGAATCCAACCATTGAGCGTGATTGAATCATTGATGTCGCCAGATCAGTTTAAAGGATTCTTGCGCGGCAGCGTGATTAATCACATAGCGCGATGCGACAAAAAAGGCGGCGCGGAAGATCTGGAGAAAGCGAGGCATTATTTGGACAAGCTGATTGAGGTTTGCGAACGATGAAAGAGAGGCCAATTCTTTTTTCCGCGCCCATGGTCAACGCAATTTTGGGTGGCATCAAAACACAGACGCGCCGAGCGGTGAAACTTAATCATGCCGGACGCGCGCAGCTCGGCGGAAGAAATTGGCATCTTGGCGATTCTGATGCAATCAAAGCGTGTCCGTACGGCCAGACAGGAGAACGGCTCTGGGTTAGGGAGACTTGGGGTGATCGCACCAAGGGTTCAGACATCATGGGAGGAACGCATTGGGAAAATCCTTTGTATCGTGCCAATGCGGATGCCTACGGACTACTCGGTCACGATGGGTTTGGGCCGATATACGAAGAAGATATCCTCTGGCGATCTAGCATACACATGCCAAGATCGGCATCGCGCATCAGCCTAGAAATAACCGGAGTACGTGTGGAGCGATTGCAGGATATTAGCGAAGGTGACGCGATCGCTGAGGGTGTTGAAGAATTGGATGGACATTTTAATGAAGCCGAATATTGCGCAATAGCTAAGAAGATCGGTTGCTGTATCGGTGACTCAAAACCAGTGTATGCGCAACTATGGGAATCTCTCAATGGCAAAGGATCATGGGATCTGAATCCGTTTGTTTGGGTAATTGAATTTAAGAGGATCGAAAAATGAACAAATTTAATCCAACTGATGTACCTATCAACATCACGCTGCGATACCAGGAAATCAATTTGATATTAAACGCCCTTGGCAAGCTGCCATTCGACCAGGTTGCGCCCTTGTACGGATTGATTCATTCGGAAGCTATACGAGTAATTCAGGATGCGGAGAGAGCGCATCAGGAATCTATCGAATGGGAAGCTGCGGTAGAGAATGTTTCAAAAACAGAAGGCGTGGAATCATGATGACAACAAAACATGAAATTGAAGTGCCAGGATTGCCGGAAGGGTGGAAGCCGGTGGCTTATAGGCGTGTCAGCTATGGTGATACGTACTTAGTATCCTCTGGAGAAATACATCGATATTGGGGGGAAACAGAAACCTTAGCGGCATTTATGGTAATAGAAAAAATAAAACCGCGCAGGATTGTGTTTGAAGAGACGAATGAATATTTCAAACTCGGTCAGTCAGGGCATTATTTTCATGAGCAATCAAGGACGTTTGGTTTTACATCATCGGCGCTTGCTGTGCATTTAGGATACAAAATCTGGCGCGAAGTTAAGGAGGGAGAATGAAAAATAATGACTCTACCCAAGAATTAACCCCGGAGAAGGTGGTGTGCTACTTATACGCGCTTCTTGAGGAAGCCAGCTTCCGTGGTCGCATGTTTCCTCAAACTATCGATGAACAAAATGAGGATAGAACCGCTATGCATAGGGTGTGCGAGATGGTTAAGTGGTATGGTCGGCAGGGTTATCCGCTACCAGAAAAAGTTGCCGCTCTTCGTAATACTAGAGCTGACAATCGCAAAGTTAAGGATGAAGAATGAAAGAGTGTACATTAGGCTGGGTATTGGTGCTATCCGCACTAGCAGTGCTTCTAGGACTGCTGAACTATGCCGGACTGCTAGGAATGGTGTTACAGGTGTTGGGTAGTGCGGTAGGGACGGTATGTATAATTTTGGCACTTATTTATGGAAGTGTACTTATCATGGGGGGTAGGAAGTGATGTGCGAAGAATATTTAAGCGACAACATGTTAGTGCTTCTGCGTACCTTGATTATGGCGGTGTTTATGCTAGTAGTGTTCGGCGCGCTGTTCTGGGGTATGCGGGAAGATACAAAGAAGTATCTTGGGGGCGGAAAATGAAGTACATAAGCGAAGTATTTATTAAAAGCGTTATAGAAGCAAATGATAATGATCCTGGCTTGGCACTCTCCGCCAGTTGGCTTCTTGATGAATGCGACGAAATAAACCCCTGGAAGCCGATTTATGACGCGCCCAAAGATAGGGCGGTGTTGCTACTATCTGAAAATGGAGCGTGCGCTATTGAGGGCAGTTTTGTCGATCTTGATGGTGGATTCTGGATACAGCATCTTACGTATGATGAGATATTCCAAACCTATTTCTGCGAACTGCCGGAGCCACCAAAATGACAATAGACTTATTTAAACTCGCTATGGATGCTGGCATGACCAAACGGGAATTTATTGAGGAAATGGATAGGTTATATGTCATTCTCTTATCAGCAGCTCTGGAACTAAATGAGGTGGAAATTTTAACGCATATCGTTAATTTCTCTGACCATGACCTGGAAATAACCGCAAGAAGAATCCCGGCCAAGAATTTATCGACGGTAAATTAAATTGAAGGATTGATATGGAATTATCTGACCTACCAAAAGGATTAAGCTGGAACCCGCCAGCATCACCGTGGGGAATTAACTTCGGCGGTGGTGTAGATTCAACTACTGTAGTTGATTCGGTTGTTTTGTTCGGCACGCTGAAAGAAAAGCCAGCGAAATTACCGCCGGAAGTTGCGGCGCACTGGATTCAAGACGGGTTGCTAAAAAATGACCAGGCGATTGAGGAGGCAGCATGACAGTCACAGAACTCTCTGAATTAATTTTAGAGTGGGCAAAAGAACGTAATGAACCGTTCATGACGGCGGACGTGTTTAACGATATTGAGTCCATAGAAAGTTCGAATGATGCATCACAAGCCATTTCGATACTTTACAGAAAAGGATTGCTGGCGCGTAGAAAAGTAGATGGCATCAGGTTTTCATATACGCTTCCTGAAAATTCTCTTGAAGGATACGAAACTATTGTAGCCGGAATAAAACCTGTCGTTGAAACCAAACCTGCGCCGGAGCCAATCGTTGTAACGGGTGAGAAACCGCTTGAGAAACGGTCAGATAAACAGCAGACTGAAAAAACTGAACCTGAAATTTTTAATCAAGTGGAAGTCAAGGTGGGTGAAGCTCTGAAACTTCCTGAACGCTTCAGCCTGCGCCTGAAAACGCCTGGCGGAATCACGATCACTATTACTACTTACGGCGATGAATAATTAATCAAAAGGTGATGAGGAGGCAGCATAATCATGGCAATAATAATCCAGAACATCGACAAGAATCTGCGCGAAACAACGGTGATTTCGAATCACATAACGAATACGAGATATGGAGCGAGGTGAAGGAATGAATAGATCGTTTTTGTTAATTACGTCATTCGTTTGGATCGGTGTAGGAATGGCTGCAATATTTTATGGGCGTGACGCTACTGCTTGCATAATCATATCGCAAGTTTGGCTTGCGGCAAGTCTTATAAATAAGGAGTGACGATGTCAGAATGGATTGAATATACAGGCTCTGAGGAGCAGATTAAAGAGATAAGACACGCAGAAAGCGGCTTTATCTGTAAAAATAACGATACTGAATCTGGTTTGCTAACGATTAAATATGGGCAATTGAAATCAGATGCATCTGATTATCCGATACTTAATACAGAATGGCAGAATGCGCTGATAAATTTTATCCGGGAAAATAAAACAACCCATTATCTAATCTGTAAACCCCACCCATTAGCAGAAATGATCAGACGGCAAGCACTTACCGGCCAGCCTGTTTGGATGCGGATGACTGAACGCGCGTACTGGATTACTGTTTTGGGTGAGTATGATGGGAAAATTACTATGAATGGTAAAGTTGTGATTAAATCATTCCGCCCAAACTGGAATATTCCTGATGCTGAATACAGTTTCGCGCCATTTGAATAAAATTACTGTTGGTGCGCGAAACCGGAGAGCTCGGCATCATTTATTAAATCGGAAAGGTTTTAGAAATCATGATGACAATGAAACAGATCA